TTTCGCAAGAGGAAGTTTGCCTAGCAGGCAGGGAGAAATTGGCCGAAGCGCGGCGCGCGCGTGGCGCGGCGGTGACATTTCTTTGTGCCTCTGTGTCTCCGTGGTGGGTCTTCCTCTTCCTCACCGCCGGCTGTCGAGCCACGCCCCGTCGGCGAGCGGCAGCGGCGCGCCCTCCTGGCCGTCGGCCCGGCGCGCCTCGCGCAGCGCGTTGGCGTAGTCCTGGGCGGCGAGCTGGCGCTTGGTGTTGCTCTGGGTCAGGTCTTCGGCGAGCTCCATGGCGAGCGCCGCGGCCAGCGCCTCCGCGAACAGCGCATCGAACTCGTTGGGGTCGGTGACGCGCGCGACATAGCGGATGTCGATCGAGCCCGCCTGGTCGCTCAGGATCTTGCGGCCCTCGATCTCGTAGCGCGTCGCCGTGTCGACGTCGATTACCTTCAGGCAGTCGGCCGGCAGCTGATACTGCATGGCGAAGCCCCAGGCCGGCGCGTCGGCGAGCGGCGCCAGCGACGCGCGCCGGATCGCGAAGTTCCACGGATGCGCGCGCAGCACCGCGTCGCGCACATAGTCGTAGGCGCGGTTGAGCGCCCGCGCCTCCTTCGACGCCTCCGAGAGCGCCGCGATATAGCCGCCGCCCAGCTTCTCGAGCGCGCGGTTGCAGATGCCGACCACGGATGCCATGGGGCAGATCCTCCGAAGCTTCAATGAAAGGGAACTACGCCGACGGGAGCCGGTTTTCGAGGCGGCACCCGCCGCCTCGGTGATGGCCGAGCGCGACGCGGCAGGCGCTCAGTCCCGCTGCCCCAGTTCGTCGCGCCAGTCGCGGAGCCAGCCGGCCATCGTTGGATCGGCGCCCTCGTCGCGCAACGCATTGCCCGCGAGCGCGTCGCCGAGCCACGGCGCGAAGCCGGCGTTCGCGCCATTGGCGGGGTCGCGCTGCGCCCCGCCGCCATCGGCCGCCGCGCGAGAATCGTCCGGCTCCGGATACGCCGCCTGGATCAGCGACTGCATGCGCGCGAACGCGTTGCGATCGCCGTCGAGATAGCTCTTCACGAAGCCGCTGTCCGCCTTCGCCGCCTCGAGCGCCTGGCGCGCCGGCGTCAGGTCGGCCATCCCCTGCGAGTAGCCGCCCGCGGAATTGTCCGAGGCATCAGGCCGCACCGCCGGCCCGACCGTCTCATCGCCCGGCTCCGGATAGGCCGCGCGATGCAGCGCGTGCATACGGTCCACGGCATCGCGGTCGCCTTTCAGATAGCGCTTGGTGAACGCATCATCCGCCTTGGCCGCGTTCAGCGCCCGCATTGCCGGTGTCACTGTCGTAGGCGCTGCGTCGCTCGATGGCGCAAACCGGTAGGACGCCAACTGCACATTGCGGTCGTCAAGCTGCTTTCGAGGAATCGCGTCGTTGAGGCCGGCCTGATCTTTCCCGCGCGCCGGCTCGAACTTTGCCCTAACGGCGTCTTTGTTCTCGTCCAAATACAATCTACCCCCGCGGTAGGTCGACGATTTGGCATCCCGGTTCGAATATCGAAATCCGTCATGTATCGATCTCAGATTCTCCGGGTTTTGGATTGGGGATTCGGGCACCTTTGTCTCGTAGATACTGAACGGGTACAAGCTTCCCGTCCTTGGACAAGACATAGAATTCCGCCACGGCTTTCTCCGTCATCCAAAGTAGTGGTCACGAACAGGGTTCGTCAATCGAGCCGCTAGCGTCGCCAGCCTCACTCGGCCGGCGTATCGCAAAAGTAGGTTTCTACGTAGAAAAAATGCGGCGCGAATTCCGTCGACTTGAACGGGCATTCGGTATACATCCAGCTCTCGGATTTCTTCAAATAGTCGGCAAACTCGCTCGCTCTTGCGTCACGCCGAAGGGCGATTTGACCGCTGGTGTCATAGACCAGGAAGTGGTCATGGCTCCACGCGAAGCGCTTTTCGCAGGTATTGAATTTATATGTGCTGTAGGACTGCTGAGCCGTGGCGGCACATTCGTCGGCGCGCTTTCGAAGAAGCGCAAAGCGCGCGTGCTCTATCGGATTTCCTAAATCGTACCCCCACCACGGGTATAGAAGCAGCACACTTGCTATGAGCGCGCTGCCGGCGTGGCGAAACATCTTCCACGTTTTCTTGTCCAGTAGACAGTCGATAGTGCGGAACGTTTCGATCGATGCGACTACCAAAATTGCTAGTACGCCAATCGCCACGGCGTCGGATTCGGTCGCCTGAATGCCTTGCATCCGATTGAATTCGTACCAAAAGCTCGGCAACAGCTTCGCGGCGATGCAGATCGCCAGTACCGCCAGCCACCGTCCGATCGGAGAGATGGCTTTTCTCATGGCCTGCGGATGCCGGCTAGGCGGCGCCATTTCATCGTGCGCAGGAGCAGCGGCACGGTCGCGATGAAGAAGCCGGCGACCGCGGCGATCAGCGAGTAAACTCGCGTCGTATCGGTCGACCCGCATTTTGGGCAGCTCGGCGTCGCGGCAACCGCCGCTGCATCGACACTCGCGCCGGCCGCCGGCGCCGCCACCGCCTCGGCCACCGTGCCCACGCTGCTGATCATCCAAAAGTAGGGGCTTTTTTCATTTGCAACTTATACAGGTATATCCGTCCCCCGCACTTTGGCAAGCGGAACGCGGGCACAGCAGGCGCAAAGAACATGGCGGGATCGCGACCCTTCTGCGGCGCACCGGTGATTCTTCTCTGTGCCTCTGTGGTGAGTACTCCCCCGCCTCCTGTGACAAGGCTCTAGCGAAGGCGGATCACGCCGGCGGAAACTGGTCTTCGAGGATGTACTGGCCGATCAGCTCGAGGCCCTTCAGCACATCCTCGCGGGTCAGCCCGGCGGCCAGGTCGAAGGTGAACTCCATCGCCGCCGTCGCGGTCGCCGCGCCCACGGCTTCGGTGACGGCCGAGCGCGTCAGCCCCGCGCCCTGGGCGATCGAATAGCGTCGTGTTGCCATGAATATGCTCCTTTGAAAAAGGGGCGGCCCCGCGCCCTCGCGCGAGCGCGCAAGGCCGCCCCAAGGTGCCGGTCGGGCCGCGGGAGGAACGGCACCGCCGGGGGAGGAGACGGGAATCCCAAACTCGTCATCCTCGGGCTCGACCCGAGGATCTCTTACCGACGACAAGAGATTGCCGATGGCATTCTCGCGTCGCCGCCACGAGATGGCCGGGTCAAGCCCGGCCATGACGAGTCCAGGAAAGGGTCAGTCCACCGCGTACTGGACGACCGCCGAGAGCGTGCCCGTGGCGGTCGCCGCGGCGGTGAGGGTCGCGACCAGGTCGTAGTGCCGGATCGAGTCGGCCGAGAGGCCGGCGTCGTTCCACACCTTGTTGCGCACTTTGTCGACGTTGCGCTGCTCGAATGCGACCTCGACGCCGGTGGTGCTCGCCGAGGCGAGCGACACCGCCGAGCCATAGGCGTCGGCATCGACCGCGGCGCCGCCATTGGCCGCGGTCTGGTAAAGACCGATGTCCGCCGCGGCCGAGGTGATGGCATCGCAATAGAGGCGGATGCTCAGCACCGTGGCGTTGGACGGGATGCGGCCCAGGCGATAGGTCGAGCCGATCGAATCGCCGTTGGTGATCTCGACCGTCTCGACTTGGGAGCGAACGCGCGCGCCCATCAGGGTCACGTCGTTCACGACGGGCGGCGCGGCGTCGAGATTGCCGACGTTCGTGCCGCTGACATTCACTACTGCCATGGTTCAGCCCTCCTTAGGACTCGGCGCATTTCAGCTCGACCACCTTGCCCTCCTCGACGCGCGTCGCGCCGAACGTCCCCTTGACGTAGACATAGGTGGCGAAGGCCTTGTCGGGCCGTTCCTGGATCTTGGTCGTGATATCGTTCCACAGACCCAGATGCATGCCCGACTTGGCGAAGGCCGGCACGCGCCGGAAGGCGCTGCCGTCGACGCCGAGCCGTTCCGAGTGGATGAAGTTGAAGCCCATGAACGACGTGATCTTGCCGTCGACCAGCGTCGGCCGCGTGTTGTAGTCGAGGCTCGTCGCCTGCACCTCGTTCAGCATGTTGTCGTGCTGCTTGGCGGTCATGACGAGGTAGAGCGGATCGGCGTCGATGTCGACCTCGTTGGCCATCAGGATGCGCTTGGCCTCGCGGAGCTTCGCGACCGTGAGCCCGACATTGCTCGCCGAGCCGAAATTGACCGCGACCGTCTGGCCCGCCGGGAACGTCACGGCGTTCGTGCCGTTCTCGCCGGTCTTGGCCGTGCCGAAGAACGCCGCGATGATCTCGTCGTCCATGGCGCGGCCGAGCGCATAGCCGCCGTTCTGGGCATAGGCCGATTGCGGCTCGATCAGCATGCGGATCTTGTCCTGATCGTCGATCAGGTCGCCCCATTCATAGTCGGTCGGATAGACCCACCGGGCATCGGCGGGCGTCGAGATGAGCGGCGAGTCGGCATGCCGGCTGGTGCGCTTGACCGCGTTCACCGCGCCGACCTGTTCGACCGCCTTGGCCGCCTTGCCGACATAGCTGTCGGACATGACGGCGTTGCGGAGCTTGGAGCCCCGCTGCTGCAACAGCAGCTGCACGTTCGTCGCATAGCTCTGGACGAAGTGCGCCGGGACATAGATGGACATGGCGTGAAGCCCTCCATTGATGATGATCAAGGATGTGGTCGAAGGGCTTGTCCCGCTCCACGCCCCCGCGTCGCCCCCGGACTTGATCCGGGGGTCTGGTGCCGAGGCTGTGGTGAGGGCCAGCTTCTCGCTCTGACGGGAGCGTGCCCGGCCGTCTTTCCGGCGGTCGCGCGGGCTCCGCCGTCGCGGCGGCGAAGGCGGGTTATCCGCGA